ACATTCAGCCCAAGCGCGAAACCAACGCTGAACTGCTGCTCAAGCGTGCTGCAGGTGACACGCCATTCTCTGCTCGTTCGCCGCTGGATCGTGCTGGTGAGCAACTGGGCCGGGATTTGCGTGACCTGGACGAACAAATCACCCGCCGTGAAGAGTGGATGTGCGCGATGGCGCTCACCACTGGCCAGGTGCGCGTGATCGGTGAAGGCATTGATGACACCATCGATTTTCTGATGGAATCCGACCACAAGGTCCAGCTGGCCGCCGGTGATCGCTGGAATGCAGCGAACTCGGACCCGATTGCTCATATGCGCAAGTGGCGCCGTAAGATCGCCCAGGACTCCGGCCGTACCGCTAACGTGGGTGTGCTGGGCGGTGATGCGCTGGACGCCTTCCTGAACAACGACGCGGTGTTGAAGAAGCTGAACAACCGCCGGGTCGATATGGGCATGATCAAGCCTGAAGAGCTGCCTGACGGCGTGACCTACCTGGGCTACTTGAACGATCCTGGCCTGGATCTCTACGGCTACGACGAGTGGGTCATCGACGAAGACGGCACGCCTAAGCCCATTGTTCCTGCAGGTGGGTTGATCCTCGGCGCAACCAACACCCGCAACGCCATGCTCTATGCCGCGATCCAGGATCTGGAAGCCATCGAGAGCGGTCTGGTCGAAGCGGCCCGCTTCCCGAAAAGCTGGGTCACTCAAGAGCCTAGCGTGCGCTGGCTGAAGCTCCAGAGCGCAGTGTTGTCCGGCATGCTGGAGCCCGACGCCTTCCTGTTCGCCACTGTCGTTTGATCGTGGGGTGACACCATGGGCTTTCGGGACCAAGTGGCGGCAATGGATGAGCAGTTGCTGAGCGCGCTCTCTGATGAAGCGTTGGTCGAAGGTCGGCCTGTACAGGGATTTTTCTCGGCGCCATGGGTGCAGGCCAAGTTCGGCCGTACCAGCACCGGCGTGCGTGAGCCCGTGTTCGGACTGTTAGCCGCGCAAGCTGAAGGCGTTGTGGCCAACCAGACCTTGGTGATTGATCTGCCGCCTGCTGATGGCGGTGGAACCTACACCATCGTCAAGCCTGAACCCGACGGCACCGGCTGGGTGAATCTGATATTGAGGATCAAGGCATGAGCGTAGGCACTCACTATCGAACCTCGGCTTCTACCGGCGAGATCACCATTCAGGCGACCCCTGCCGACCTGCGAGCGTTCTCCGCGTTCGCGTCGGCCGTGCCCAAGGCAGCGGCCAATGCCCAGCGTCGAGCCATCAACAAGACGCTCGGCTGGTTACGCACCCACATTGCCCGGGCAGTGGGCCAGAAGGAGGGCATCGCCATGAAGGCGGTCCGGCAGCGACTGCGGACCTACCTGGTCAGAGGCGGTGCGATCAGTGGCAAGCTCTGGTTTGGTCTCAATCCGCTGGAGGCATCCCGAACTGGCCGGGCACGGCAGACACGCGTAGGCGTATCGGTTGGTCGACGGCGTTACCAAGGCGCCTTCTTCAAGAAGGTCTATGGCGGCTCACCGGACATCTGGATTCGAACGGCCAGCAAGCACTTCTCGGCTGACGATTACCCGGCCAGCGATGTGTCGGGTGCCGCTGGCCCCAGCTCTGGCTGGATTGCAGAGCATGGCGACCGCTTCCCCCTGGCCAAGGCCATGATTCAGCTGGACGACGTTCTGCCGTTGTTTCGAGCCTGGACCCAACAAGCAGAGGCTCGTTTTGTAGAGCTGCTGAAGCAAGAGCTGAACTACGAGCTGCACAAATACAGGAGCAAGGGCCGTGGATGAGCCTGAATCACTTCAATTGAGTGAGTTGTACACCACCATCGAGCGCGTCATTAGCGAAAGAGTACCTGGCTTGGCGTTTGTGACGTTCTGGCCAGAGGGCGCGCCGAGTATCCCGTTGCCAGCGGTGCTGCTGGAAATGCCAGAGTTTGAGCCGGGTACTGATGACGGCACGGGGCGCACGGCCTTGGTCGCTCGTTTCGAGGCCCGAGTGGTGGTTGGTGCTGAGCAGGATGAACCTGAGAAGCAAGCCTGCCATATCGCCTCGCAGCTGGCGGTGCTGTTGCGCAGTCAGTACTGGCGACTCAATGGTGTGGATGCGGCCGAGCTGGTGCAGGCGGCTCAGGACTGGACCAAACCTGAGCTGGACGGCTACATCGTCTGGGTCGTGGAGTGGACCCAGCCCATCAAACTCGGTGAGGAAGAATGGCCTTGGCCAGACAACCCTCCCGCCACCCTGCAGTTGGGTGTCACCGAAGAGGCCCTTGATCTCTCGGGGCTGTTCCCGTGAGCAAGTCAGCGGCCGTGAGCGGTGAGCATGACCGAATGATCGCGGCGATGGTGATGCCCGGCAAAGTCGTTGCGGCCGATGGCGCTGGGCGGGTCCGCATGGAAGGCCGTGACGGTTGGGTCTCGCCGTGGGTCAAGTGGCATAGCCAGGCCGCTGGCAAGGCTCGACACTGGCGGGAGCCGAGCGTGGGAGAGGGCGGGACGTTGTTCAACCCCAGTGGCGTGCCTGGCGCCGGTACCTTTGTCCCTGGTCTGTTCAGTGATGCAGGGACTGCGCCTGATGACCGCGATCACGTAGAGGTGTGGGAGTTTGATGACGGTGGCCGAATCGTCTACGACTGGAAAGCCAAAACCTACGACATCACCCTGCCGACCGGAACCGTCACCATAAAGGTTGCCGGGTCCACGGTGACCGTCGCAGACGCGGGGATCACCCTGCAGGCACCGGCGATCAAATTGGTTGGCCCCACGGAAATTGATGGGCCGCTTCACGTTACCGGTGCGGTGATCGGTGACGCCACCATTATGGACGCTGGCGGCAACAGCAATCATCACTCGCACTGACGCCATAAGCCGAACTATCAGCAGCCCGCACATGCGGGTTTTTTTACGCCTGGAGAATGTTGATGACTTCCAAGATTGAGAAGGCGGGCGGTGTTGCCGCCCTTGAACAGGTTGAACCGGCTCAGCCCGTGGTGGCCCCGGTTCAGCCAATGCGCGTGTTTCGCGACAGGGCCTATACGTCACGCACTTTGATCATGCCGGACGGTCGCGGCCTTGATGTGCGCCAGGGGAAGGTGGCGGCCCTGGGCGACGATCAGTTCAGGTTTCTCAGCGACCATCCAGATCTCGAACTCACGGTGGGCTGACCATGATCGGAATGGATCGCCGAACGGGCAAGCCCCTCGCGGGGATCGGTCACCTCCGGCAGTCCATCGAAGACATCCTCACCACACGCCTCGGTGAGCGTCGGATGTTGCCTGACTACGGTTCGAGTCTCTGGCGCTTTGTCGACATGCCAGCCACTGAGGGTTGGAAAAGCTCGGTGCAGGCCGAGGTGGCCCGGGCGCTGGGGCGGTGGGAGCCACGCATCAAACTGGAGCAGGTCAAGGTAACCGCCGTCCTGGACGGCAAGATCAGCATGAACCTGACCGGCGAATACCTGGGCGACTCAGCGGTGATTGAGGTGACAGCATGAATCAACTCGATCTATCAAAGCTCCCCGTCCCGGACGTGATCGAAACCGTTGAATACGAGGCCGAGTTTGCTGCGGTGCTGGAACGGTATCGGGAGCTGATGGGGGACGACTGGACGGCTCTGCTTCAGTCGGATCCCGTCATGAAGCTGCTGCAGGATGTGGCTTACGAGAAAATCACCCTGCGTGCCCGCGTCAACGCTGCGGCCCGCGCCGTGTTGTTGGCCTCGGCACGCGGATCTGACCTCGATCACGTCTTGGCGCTGGTCGGGGCTGAGCGGCTTGATCAGGAGTCCAACGATGCTTTCCGGGAGCGCGGTCGGCTGGCGCCCTATGGCTTCAGTACAGCCGGTCCTGGCAACGCATACCGCTACCACGCGCTGAGTGCCCACGACGATGTGCTCGACGCTCGGGTCGATTCGCCAGAGCCCGGGCTTGTGCGTGTCACGGTCCTGAGCAGATCCAGCCAGGGCGTGCCGGGGGAAGATGTTCTGGAGGCGTTGCGGGAGCAGCTTAACGCTGAGGACATACGACCGCTGAGCGATACGGTACTTGTTGAACCGGCGCAGGTGGTGCTGTGGGAGCTGGTTGCGCGTTTGCATTTTCCCAGTGGGGCTGCGACGGAGCCTGTGGTGCAGGCGGCAGAGCAGGCAGCGCAGGCTTACGCCACGGCTCAGCGGCGTCTCAACTTGCCGATCAAACGAAACATGGTCATCGCGGCGTTGGGGGTTGCCGGTGTCAGCGACGTTGAGCTGATCAGCCCGGCCGCTGACATTCCTGCGGATATCCAGGGGGCGCCGTATTGCACCAGCGTCCAGATCGATCCGGTGGTGGACTATGAGTAGCTCGGGGCTCCTGCCCAAGAATCGGACCACGCTGGAAGCCGCCGTACTTGATTCGGCGGCGTTTCGTGAGTTGGACCCCGACATCATCCGCACGCTGTACGACGTCGACGAATGCCCGCCGGCCTTTTTGCCTTACCTGGCCTGGATGCTTTCGGTCGACTTCTGGGAAATGGCGATTACCGATGGCCAGCGGCGAGAGCTGATCCGCAATGCGATCACTTGGCACAAGAAGCGCGGTACGCCCTGGGCGATCAAACAGGCACTTCAGGCGCTGGGTATCGAGCAGGTCCAGCTCAACGAGCGGCCTGCAGGAGCGCACTGGGCTGAGTTCGACGTCGAGGTAACGATTGTCGAGCGCCCATTGAGTGCCGGGCTGTTTACCCAGCTGGAGCGGTTGATCGGCGCCTACAAGGCCGAACGCAGCCACCTACGCAAGCTCAACGTGGCGAGCGCGGTTAAGGGCACCCTGTACACGGGGGCGGTCTGTTTCAGCGGACTGATCAGTACGGTCTATCCGTACCAGGCGAAAGAGCTGAACACCGCACCGATGCCCCTGCGCGTGGGCATTGGCGGGTACTCCTACACCGAAACCACTGTCTATCCGAGGACTACATGAACTACTACTCAATTCTGACCCCGGTGGGCATTGCCGAGTTCGTCAATGCCCAGGCGGCCGGGGTAGTTGTGCCCATCACTCACATGGCCATTGGCGACGGTGGCGGCGCTTTCGTTACCCCGACCGAGACCCAGAGAACTCTGGTGCGCGAGGTCCACCGGGTTCCCATCAGCGACATCTCCGTGGACCCGGACAACCCGAACTGGCTGGTCATTCGTGGGGTAGTGCCCGCGACGGTCGGAGGGTTCACCGTGCGAGAGCTATCTCTGATCGGCGGGGTTGGTGCGGGCGGGAAGACGGTGGCTCTGTGTAACCACCCTGACTTCTACAAGCCCTTGGCCAGCGAGAACACCACCAGTGAGCTGATCGCGAAGTTCATCATGCAGGTCAGCAACACCTCTGTGGTCAGCATGGTGGTCGAGCCTTCGGCTGCGATTGCGACCACGACCTCGGTCGCCAATGCAATCGCGGCGCACCTACAGGCTATTAATCCGCACCCGCAGTACGCGCTCGCGGCGGACCTTGCCCAGCACATGCGGGCTGTCAATCCGCATCCGCAATACATCTCGGCCGACGAGTTAACGGTGGCAATGGCGGCTTTAAAGCCGAATCTGGCCGAACTTCATTTCCGCACCACTATGTAAGGAGTAGACCGTTATGGCTAACGGGCTTTACGGCCAGCTGTCGCCCGCTGCGGGAGTGCTGACTAAGGCAACAACAAGCGCGGTTCCGGCTGGCAAAACCCGCTCGGTGATTCTAGGCGTGTGCAATACCTCGGAAGAGTCGACCGCAAAAATCTACATCGCGGTAACGGACGCGCCGACAGCAGCGGCTGTCCCTGCGGCCTCCTACAAGTCGTCCGGCCGCAAGCTCGGCCCGGGTGATGAGTACGAGCGTAGCGTGCTGTTGGGGGTGGGTGAAAACGTGTGGTTCAAGTCGGATAAAGCTGGCGTGACCTTCGATGTTCGCGGCTTTGAAGGGGATGCTGTATGACGATTAGTTTTCTGTCGAACTCTACCGCCAGTGTGTTGGGGGCGGCGGCTGTGGGTGGTGCCCAAACGCAACTTACGTTGACTGCCAATGTTCCGTTCGAGCTGAACGATTTGGTTTTCGTTGATTGGAAGACCGGCGAAACTGTCAACCTTAACTCGGTGCCGGTGTCGTCCGCGTTCACATCGGGGCCAGCGTCTCAGGTGTTGGCGTCTGACTTTCCAACTGCGACGGCTCGTTACGGTACTAGCGCGGTGGGCGCGGATGGCTCGTTGTTGGTTTTGGCCGGGGCTTCGACCTACGTCAATAGCACTACTAACGCTCTGGTGATGGCATACAAGTTCAGCCCGAAAGGCGTGCTGCTTTATAAGATGGTCATTGCTCCGATTAAGAATGACACCTCTGCGGGCGGACTTTCGGCTGTGGCGTTGAGCAACGGGAACTTTGCTATAGGCTGGACGTCCGGCGCCAGCACTACGCCGACCCTGCATAACTGGGCGATTCTGAGTCCGTCGCTTAAAGTCCTATATTCCGGTCAATCTCAAACGTTGTATGGAATTGGTTATTCGCTGCACATGCAGCCGACAAACAACGGCGGGTTTCTCGACCTGACCATGCTGGGTATTAAGTACGTTTCGGCCACGGGCGTGGCGACGACGATTTATGCAGCCGATGACAGCAATAATTTTTTCGCTATGCAGAGCGAAATAAATAGTAACGGCATGACCTTTGATGATGGCGCTTGCGCCTCGTTGTCTAACTACAAGCCGGTCTCTTTGTCTGGTGGTGGGTTTGGGTATTTCCTGGGCAGTACGAAATACGGCTTGCTGTATGTTCAGGTTAACGCGGACGGCACGCCGCGCGGTGCCGTAGTGAACGTGACGTCAATTGCAGGGGCCAACCCTACAATTCAGGTTTCGCGTTCGTCGACGGGCAATATTCTTTGGCTGTTAAGCACTGGCAATAATTGCAGCTACGGTGTTATTTCAGATGCTGGGGCGGTTATCAAGGCTGCTGCGCCGGTAACGATCTGGACGGCCAACTATGCAATTGGTGCTGTTTCGGACGCGAATGGTAATTTCCTTATCACGGCGGGCGCGTCTGACAGTTACAAGATGCAGTACGTCACGTCGGCTGGCCTTTCGCTGGCTGGGGCGGCAACGTCTATCTATCCGAACAGTGGCACGTTAGGCGCGTACTTCAACTTGTCGAAATTGTCGACGGGTACGGTTATCGTTTTCAATGTGCTATATGACTACTACAGCGCCTTTATCTCGTTAACTGGCGCCGTGACAGTCACTAGCATTTGGAAAAGCTCCACCGGCAACAGCGGCGCGCAGGCGGCAACAATGATTCTAAATGACACGGTATATGGAATGTGTACCGTGGGCTCTACCAGTCCTGAGCTTACTGCTTTTTCGATTAGCAATACTGGCGCCGTCACAATAACGCCAACGTTCTTGTCGGCTCAAGTTATCTTGAACTCGGGCTTTCGGGTTCTGTCTGATGTAACTGGTAAATACTTGCATGTGTGTGCCGGGGCTGTGGTGGTGACGTATGATATCGCCACGCTTACTATGATTCAGTCTTTCGCTACCTCGGCAAATCTTGCGGCTTGTCATGTCCGTTATTTTGGCGGTGGGCTGCTTTATGGCGGTATCGATGACAATGGTTATGGCCGGGCGGGGCCTATTGCGTGCGGCTACCTCAAATTGCAGCCTACCGTGTTGCTCGGTGTGGCGGCGAACAGTGCCGCAAAAGGGGATTTGGTGACGGTGAATACGAAAGGTATTTTCCCTGTCTCTGCTGCCTGGAAATACTCCGCGCAGTTGTTCGACCAAAGTTCTAATACCCCACCTGGCAATTCCGGCTCCATTAACAGCAATATGATCAACTTGAAGGGGTTCTAATATGCCGTTGCTTCTCGCAAAAGATGGCACCGTTTACGAATATCAAACGATTCAAGAGCACGGCGGTAGTATCAGTCTTGACGGGTGGCAATTTCTGCCCGGTCCCTTGGCGGATTACACCGTCGTCAATCAGGAGTACCTGACGCGCATGACCGTGTTGGCATACCGCAATCGCTTCACGACGGCAGAAAAGGTTGCCATCGAAATGGCCGCGCTCGATGACCCGGCTGCTGATATGGCGGCGCGTACCCAGGCCGCTGCTGTGCGTGTGTATGTGCAGGATCTCGCGACAGCCAAATACATCGACCCTTCGGACGAGGCCACGCGGGCTGGCACGCTCGCCCTGGAGGAGGCTGGCCTGTTGGCCGAGGGACGTGCTTTGGCAATCCTTGATACGCCCATCGAGGCGAAAGAACGCCTGTAACCCGCAGGCTCGACCGCAAGCGCCCCGTATTCGGGGCGTTGTCGTTTCTGACGTAGGAGAGATGAGATTGAAAAAGCGTATTGGACTGGTCCTGCTGCTTTTGCCCTGTGCGCTGGCGGCGATGGTCAGTTGGCTGTGGATGTTGGCGGCAGCCGTGGGCAGCGGTGATCGGGCACAGCGCTTGGCTGTGTCGTTTGACCAACTGGCAAACGCTGCGTTTGGCGGCAACGAAGACGAAACCATCAGCTCGCGTGCTGGTAAGGCCGCCCGGGACGGCAGGCGCTGGGCCTGCGTGCTGTGCAAATTGCTCGACTGGTTTGAGCCGAACCATTGTGAGCTGAGCATCGAGCCGGATCGCGGCAAGCCGCTGCCCTGACACACGGCCCCATCCCAAACCCCTCTGACCCGCACTGCGGGTTTTTTCGTTTCTGGAGAACGCCTTTATGGCTACAAGCACTGACTTCTATCACGGCGTCACGGTGACGGCCGTGGATAACGGGGCTCGAACCGTTTCAATCCCATCGTCGTCGATCATCGGCCTGGTCGATACGTTCACGCCAGGCGATGCCCTGGCGAAGCCGGACGTCGCGGTAATGGTCACCACTGAGCGCGAGGCAATCGCGGCCTGGGGCGAGGCCTCGGCCATCACCCGCGCTGCACAGGCGGTGTTCCTGAAAGCCAAAGCGGTGATCGTTGGAGTGGGAGTTGCCAAGGTGGCAGACGCGGCGGCGCTCACTTCTGCAGTTATCGGTGGTGTGAAAGCCGACGGTACGCGCACCGGACTCCAAGCCCTGCTCGATGGCAAGAGCCGCTTCAACGCTCAGCCGCGGCTGTTGATCGCCCCGAAGCATTCGGCCACCCAGGCGGTTGCAACGGCGATGGATGTGCTCGCGGAAAAGCTGGGTGGTCTCGGGATCCTCGACGGACCTGGTACCACTGATGAAGAGGCTGTGGCTTATGCCGCGCTGTTTGGCAGTAAGCGGCTTTACATGGTCGACCCTGGCATTCAGATGTGGGATACGGCGCTGAATGCCACCACCGATTTTCCTGCCTCGGCGTTCGTCGCTGGCTTGTACGCCTGGACCGATGCTCAGTTCGGCTTCTGGGCGTCGCCATCGAACAAGGAGTTCACCGGGATCACCGGTACCACGCGCTCGGTCGAGTTTCTCGATGGCGACCCGACCTGCCGGGCGAACCTGCTCAACCGGGCGAACATCGCCACGGTCATCCGCGACGATGGCTACCGCTTGTGGGGCAACCGCACGCTGTCATCCGACTCCAAATGGGCGTTTGTCACCCGGGTACGGACTCGCGACATGGTCATGTCCGCATTGCTCTACGGCATGAAGCCGTTCGTGGACATGCCGATCACCCGGGGCTACGTGAAGAGCGTGACCGAGACCGTCTCCGCTTTTATGCGTGACCTCAAGAGCAAAGGGGCCGTGATCAACTTCGAGGTCTACCCGGATCTGGAGCTGACCACGGCCACCCAGCTGGAGGAGGGCAAGATTTACTGGCAAGTCCGCTTCACGGATACCCCGCCTGCCGAAAACCCCACGTTCCTGGTCGATGTCACGAACCAGTGGATCACCGAAGTATTGGACACCCGCTCGTAAGGAGGGCACTGACCCATGATGGTTCCCCAGACGCTGTACAACATCAACGCATTCATCGGCGGCATCAGCTTCGCGGGCGATGTGCCGTCGTTCACCCTGCCGAAGGTCGGGCTGAAAACGGAAGAGATCCGCAACGGGGGCATGGACGCCCCGGTTGATATGGACCAGGGCATGAACAAGCTCGATCTGAGTTGGACCATGACCGGCATTCGCAAGGAGGCCCTGAAGATCTACGGCTTGGCCAGCGGCTCGTCGCTCGACTCGTCCTGGCGCGGTTCCTTCAAGGATCTGCATGGCAATGCCGTGGGGGTCATTTGTACGGCGCGCGGAATGATCACCGAGGTCGACTTCGGTGACTGGAAAGCCGGGGAAAAGGCCGAGTTCAAATACGCGGCCAACCTCAATTATTTCAAGCTGGAGATCGACGGGGCGGTGATGTACGAGATCGACATCCTGAACTGTATCCGTGTGATCGACGGCGTGGATCAACTGGCAAAAGTGCGCGAGCACCTCGGTATTTAAGGAACAGACATGACCAATGAAGCCACCACCCTGCCGCTGCCTGAATGGATGACGGTCGATCACGACACCGCGACGATCCGACTGCGCCACCCCCGTGAGTTCAACGGTGTGAAGGTCGACCGCATCAAGCTGGAGTCGCCCAACATCAGGCTGGTCAGGGCGTGCCGCAAGGCCCACCCGACCGATGAAGAGGCTGAAGAAATGATGCTGCTGTCGAGTATGACGAAGATCCCTATTGCTGATCTGGACCTGCTGGACATCAAGGACTATGGCCGCCTGCAGCAAGGCTATTTTCGTCTTTACACGGACGACGGGCTTTGATTACGGGCTGCTAGAAAAGGCCGCGAGGCGCCTGGCCCGGGAAACCGGGTTCACGCGCACCGAAATCGAAGAGATGACGCTGTTAGAAATGGCCTGGTGGTTCATGGATTGAACCGCCACGGGCGAGGGCGCAGGTATGTCGAACGAAATGAAGATCGGCCTGGTCTTGGGCGGCGCGGTCAGCCCTTCGCTGGGCGCCGCATTCAAGGACGTCGAGGGCAAGGTCAAGCGCCTGGATGCCATCAAGTCGAAACCCCGGGCGCTGCAATCCATGATCGGCGAGACCCGCCGTTTGCAGCAGGAGTGGCGGCAAGCGCACACGGCTGGATCGGCGGCGGCTGACGGGCTGCTGTCGAAACTGGAGAACAACCTCGCGGTGCTGCGTAAGCAGGGTGTCGAGGTGCGGAATCTGGGCAAGGCTTATGTGGAGGCCGGACGCCAGGCGCAGGCGCTTGAGCTGAAAAGTAAAGGCAGGGAGCAGCTCGAGCAAGGCAAGACCAGGTTTGTCCAGGCGGGCATGGTGGCGGCCGGTACCGTGGGTGTGGCTGCCGCTTCAACGAAGGTCTCCGCAGAGTACGGTGCGATCATTCGGGACATCGCGATCAAGTCCGGTATCGCGAATAAGCCTGAAGAGGCTGAAATGTCTCGCACTATCATCGATACGTCGCGGGATACCGGGA